TTGTTATATTTATATATGAGTAGAAATTAAAAACTTCTATAAAACTATGAAAAATGAATATAATGATTTTTTAGAAATTTGATATTTATAGTAGAAGAAAATAAAATTTAATTGGAGACAAGAGATGCCAGAGCTATTAGACCCGTCAGAAATAATGTTCACTCCGTTTGAACCAAAAACGAAGAACAGATACATCATGTACATTGAGGGTATTCCAGCTTACCTTATTAAGACTGCGAATAGACCTACAATTGCATTTGAAACAATAGAATTAGATCACATTAACGTAAAACGATATGTTAAAGGAAAGGGAGCGTGGGAAGAACTTGAAATTACTCTTTATGATCCGGTAGTCCCATCAGCAGCACAGGCGTGTATGGAATGGATTCGTTTAGGGCATGAATCAGTAACAGGTCGTGATGGATATACAGATTTCTATAAGAAGGATGTAACTATTAACGTTCTTGGTCCTGTAGGTGATAAAGTTGAAGAATGGACGCTTAAAGGTACTTGGATTACCAACGCTACTTTTGGTGATTTGGATTGGTCAAATACAACTGATCCCGTTGATGTAACTCTTACATTGAGATATGACTACGCGATTTTACAATTTTGATTAAAGTATTACTTTAAGTGATTGTGTTTAAGTGTAATTGTAATAGAGAGTTTGAATCATATGATTCGTTAAGAAAACATAACGGTAGAACTCATAAAATTAAATCGCAAGATTTTTATGTTAAATTTTACTTGAATGGTGAATATCCAACCTGTAAATGTGGTTGTGGTGAGAAAACCAATTGGATAGGACATGGTTTTAGAGAATATAGACAGGGGCACATAGCAAGAATAAAAAATAACTGGGGACATAACCAAAAGGCAATAGATAACTCATCTAAAACTCGTAGAGAACAATTTAAGAATGGTGAAAGAAAAGTTTGGAATGCTGGATTAACTATTGAAGATGAACGAGTAAGAAAAAATTGTGATGGGTTATTAAAAGAAGCCAAATCATCTGAAGGTAGAAAATCTCGTTCAGTTAAAATGAAAAAACAATGGAAAGATGGGAATATTAAAGTTTTATACGGAAAAGACTCTTCACAGTGGCAAGGTGGAACCTCACCATTATCAGCAAGAGTATACGCTTCTAACAAATTATACAAAGAATGGAAATATCCAATTCTAAAAAGGGCAGGTTTTAAGTGTAAAGAATGTGGTAGTAGTAAAGATTTACACGTACATCACAATAAAGAAATGATGAATGAGATATTAAAGAAATTTACGGGCAAAAATAATCCAGTAAAAAAAGTTGTAGATTATCATGTTCGGAACAAAGTAGGTGGAGTTGTTTTGTGTTATAATCATCATAAGAAACAACATCCAAGCTTAAATTTTTAACAACAACAATAGGAGTCAATTATGGCAGTATTACAAGATAAAGCATGGTATCAGTCAAAAACGATTTGGACATCAGTTATTGCAGGTGTTATCGGTGTCTTACAAGCGACAGGTTACGTAGATCAAGTACCAGAAGTTGTTTGGACATTATTAGCATCATTCGGTCTTTATTCCGTTAGAGATGCAGTCGGTAAATCCGGTAAGTAGTAAGTAAGTTTAAAACTGGGTATTCCTAACAGAGTACCCAGTATAAGTTTTAGTAATAATTGGTTATTAGTATAATATAAATACATAGGAGAATAGATATGGCAAAAGAAAAGAGCCAGTTTCCTACTGAAATGATTAGTTTGCCTTCAAAGGGATATTTTTACCCAGAGGACAATCCATTATCAAGTGGGGAAGTAGAAGTTAAATACATGACAGCAAGAGAAGAAGATATTTTGACATCTACAAATTTAATTCAGAAGGGAATAGTATTAGATAAATTGTTAGATGCATTAGTAGTTTCTGATGTAGACCTTGATGATATTTTAATTGGAGATAAGAATGCAATTATGGTAGCAGCAAGAGTTCTTGCATATGGTAAGGATTATACATTTGACTTTGTAGATCCAAGTAGTGGTAATAAAAGAGATGAAACTGTTGACTTAACTTCACTTGAAAATAAAAAAATAAATTTTAATGATTATGAAAAGGGTAAGAATGAATTTGATTTTAAGTTACCTGGATCAAAGAGAAAATTAACCTTTAAATTACTCACACAGAGGGATGAGAAGGCAAATGATTCTCAATTAAAAGCATTAAAGAAAATTTCAAAGAGTACAGGAATTGATCCAGAAATTACAACACGATTAAAATCATCTATTATAGCAGTAGATGGAAATCGCGATGACAGTGTGATAAATTCATTTGTTGATAATGAGTTTCTTTCAATAGATTCATTTGCATATAGAGTATATCTTACAACAATAACACCAGACGTAGATTTATCCTTTACAGTAGAACTTGACAATGGGGAAGTTGAGGAGGTAGCGGTTCCAGTAACCGCCACGTTTTTTTGGCCTTCGACCTCAAGATAAACCAGATATACACAACCAAATATTCACCTTAATATATAATTCCAAAGGTGGATTCACATTCAATGAAGTCTATAATATGCCAATATATCTGAGACTATATTATCTAAAACGGCTTGAACAGCAATACAAAGACGAACAATCATCGTACAATAAACAAATGAAAAAATCTAATACGAGAGGTCCATCTATTAAAAAACCCCGACGTAAGTAATATTTTTTGGTTACTTTGATATTTATATAAGAGAACATTTCAATTAGTTACACTTCAATTCGGAGAAAACATAATGCCAAAGTATAAGATAAAAAACGAACAAATTTTAAATGAATTTTTAGATAATTTTTTTAGTGTCGTTGCAAAAAAACGTGGTAAGAAAGCGATGAAATCGTTAGAAAATGATCCAGAAATTAAACGTATTAGAAAGAAATATAATAACTTACGAGATGAGTTAGAGCAACACATAAAAGATAATCCAATATCTTCTTTTATTGAATAGAGATAGTTGATGGCAGGCAAAAAAGAGTGGGAACGATTTAATTTTCCATCGGAAGATGATTGGAATAAATTAAACAAACAAACCAGAAAACATATTAAAGATAATGGTGCTTTATGGGAAAACTTAAATAAGGATATAGGTAATGTTAAAGACCAAATAAAATTATTATCTGGTATGACAGATGATTCAGTTAAGTCACTTTCAAACTTTAGTGATATATCTAAGGGGATAGTATCAAGTTTTAAGGAAATTTATGGCAGTGGAAGAGATTTGACCACTGTTACCAATTCATTAAATATATCTATGGCAAAAACCGCGTCTTTAAGTAAAAAGAATACAGTTTTATCAAAAAAATCAATTAGTCTTATTCAAAATGTTGCAAAAGGATGGCAAGATGTAATAGAGAATGTAGAACGAGTTGGAACAGAAAATTTTAGTAATTTGGATCTTACCGAAGATATTTTAGAAGCTCAACGTCTTGGATTGAAAAATGAAGAATTATCATTGAGAATGGCAAAGGAAAAACAGAACGAATTAAAGCGAATAAATGACGTTATGGGAGCTCAGCGAGATTTAATTCAGAAGCCATTTGATGCTATGGATGATATGATTAGGCGAATTCCAATTTTTGGTGATGTTATTGCTTCGAAGTTAGATTTTAAAACTAAAGGTAAGGATCTTGCAAATGATTTAGTTTCATCAATGAGAGGTTCGACTGGTGATGTACTAAACTGGAATGAATTTCAAAAAAAGAAAGCTGGGCAGGATTTAAGTAAAACTCAAGTATCAGAACAATATGCTGAGCACAAAAAGGGTATATCATCTGCAAAAAAAGGGAAAGGTAAGGATCTTGCAAATGATTTAGTTTCATCAATGAGTGGTTCGACTGGTGATGTACTAAACTGGAATGAATTTCAAAAAGAGAAAGCTGGACAGGATTTAAGTAAAACTCAAGTATCAGAACAATATGCTGAGCACAAAAAGGGTATATCATCTGCAAAAAAAGGGATGGGAAAATTAGGCATCGGAGCCATAGCAGTTGGTACGGCAATAGCTGGTTGGGCAGTATCGACATTTAATTTTGCACGAGAATTAGGTGTTGGTTTTGGTGAACTTAATGCAGGAGCATTACTTTTTAAAGAAGAAACTAAGGCAGTTCTTGATGAATTTGGTAGTTTACGAGATGTAAGTAATTCCTTACTTTTTAGTATGAAATGGCAAGCTTTTTGGAGTGGAGCACAAGCCGCTGATTTAGCAAAAGTAATGATGTTACAAGAATCTATTACTGGATTATCAAAAGAACAGGCAAGTGAACAAAATGCCAAGTGGATGAAAGAATTTATAAATGACGGATTAGCAGCTGGCAAAGTTATGGCAGATATCGCCAGTCATGCAGATTTATTTGCAGACTATGCAAAAGATGGTGGTGAAAATATGAAAGAGGCCGCTAAACAGGCCGCAGGTATGGGATTAAGTTTAGATGCAACAGCATCAGTAGCAGATAAATTATTAGATTGGGAATCATCAATAGCCGCAGAAATGGAAGCATCAGTATTACTTGGTCGTCAAATAAATTTTGATAAAGCGCGTCAATTAGCATATAGTGGTGATTTAGCTGCTATGATGAAAGAAGTTAAAATACAGGCAGGTGGAGAAGCTGAATTTGCTAAAATGAGTGTAGTTCAACGTAGGTCATTAGGAGATGCCATTGGATTGAGTGGTGCAAATTTAGCAGAATTTATGAAAACGGAATCTGAGGCAACCGAACAATCTAAAAAGGGGTGGATGTTAAAATTTGGAATAATTGTGGGAACTCTTACTGCAGTAGGTGCTCTTGTAGGATTTATACTCGGAGGTTTAGCTCCGGGCAGATTGGCGAAAGCTGGAATAGGTGCCGCGTGGGGAGCTGGAATTGGACTTGGTATGGGAACATTAGCAGCAGGAGCAATTACAAAATTTCAAACGGCGGGTGACGTAATGAGTCCAGCAAAAGGTAAAACTCA